AATTTATAGCGCATGGATGAGTGCTGAAGCAGAAAAAAATATGTTCTGGGTTGATTACTAGAAAGGAATCAAATGACACAATTTGAAGTAAGCCAACACGCTTTGTTGTTGGCAAATAACGAAGGTCAAAGCCGTGAAATCAAGCGAATGCAAGTTGAAGCTAAACAAATGCGACTAGCTTTCAGAGATCTAGATTTGTACTGTGGTCAACTTGAAGCTGAAAATGTACAACTTAAAGAGAAATTGACACGGTACGAGATGTTTGAAACAGCACTTGATCCTTGGAAGTTTGGGAGGTATTGGGTATGATATACACCGCTAAGTACTGGAATGGTCAGTGGAGTAAGGAGTTATTACTCAAAGCTATCAGCCGTAACAATAACCCCTTCGACGGATTTTCGCTTTCTAAGCAGCTTCAATTGGACTTCGGTATGCTTGATAGTCAAGCAGATGAATTTATCAAAAAATCTTTAACGGTTGATAAATTATGGCAAAACATTGTAGCACTCATTGAAAGTGATGAGTTTAAAGATGATTGGGAGGTGTCAGATGGGCATAACTGCACAAGAAATAGCTGATGAAATCATTAGCTTTAAGAAAAATCGTTACACAGATTATCAAGGTCTAGTCGTCCAGATTGAAGAAATTTTGGAAGATGCCGGGTACTCTGTTGATGCTTAAAAAAAGTAATGGGGTTTAGATGCCAAGAGAACGTGAGAATGACCTTTTAAAACGTATAGAATATTTTCAATGGGTCTATGAGAGTTTAGACGATGATAATAAAAGATACTATATAGAAATTGAATGGTTTGATGACTTAGTTTTATTATCTAAAGAGGATGTTTTTGATGAAATCAACAAAAGTAAAGAGGAAATTGAAGATATAAAATCTAAATCATTTTTGAAATCACTGTTCCAATTATTGCACCGACGATCATAAGGATGAGACCAATAATTATTTTCCCAAATCGACTTTCTTCAAATGTTGAATATAGCCCTGAGATATTAGTTCCCCTCATTTTCCATTTTGACACATTTGTTTTAAGAGAATTGTTGGTTGCAGCTGTAATAAATGATGAAAATAAATTTACTTTACTGGAAGTAGAAAGACTAAGTTTAACATATTCACTTTTGTCAAAAGCAATTGCTTCATTCTTACCGTTTAAGAAATTCTTTGGATTGAACTCATTTAAATTCATTAATGATTCAATATGAGGATTTTCTATATAGCCTTCTCCAAAATACAATTTAAAAAGATGACCTAAATCAATTTTTTTATCATTGTCTATAACAGTTGGAGTACCACCAAGTACTTTAAAACGATGCTCCAATGCATTGAATCCAAAAGAACTATCTCTCATATTCCAATGAATCCATATTTTTTCACTGTTTTTATCTACGAACTTAAAAAAATCTTTTAATAATTTTTCTTCAATCTGTTTGTAAGTCTCAGAAGAAATTTTTATATGGAGAAATTCAGCATATTGATGAATAGAAAAATTATTAGTTTGGGCGTTATTGAATTGCCTAACAGAAATAGAAGCTATTTTTGGACTTTTCCCTTCAAGGTTAAAAAAGCTTTCACAAGAATAATGAATGATGAGATATTTTTCTGGCTTATCTTCTATATATTTCAATATATGTTTGGCATATTTATAATCGGTATATCTAGACATAACTAACTCCAGTTTTATTTTAATTATAGCAAAAGAAAGGCAAGAAAATGACAGAACAAAGTAATAAAAAACGTGTTGCAGATTATTTGACTGAAAATCCGCAAGCAACAAATTCAGAGATTTCTGATGCACTGGGTATTAACGAAAATTCAGTTAAAGCATATTTAAGTCAATTAAAGAATGGTGGCTTCTTCAAAGTTAAACAGACTGATGGTGATCGCCAGGTCGTCCCTTTAAAGGAATTTACTGGTATAAAAACAACGGCAGCTACTGCAAGCAAAATCAAATTAAAGCAGGAAGTATATAGTAAGCTTCTTGAATGCTACATGGCAGATTTAGACCTGAGTGATGATGTAGAAATGCATCTTAAATTGGGCAAATCTATATTACGTATTTTAGATAATTTATAGGAGAAATAATAATGGTTAATGAAATACTAGATAAGGCACTTGGAGAGGAAAAACAAGCTTTTAAAGTAACTGACTTGAAAAGTGCCGATTGGGTGCTACGTAAACTAAATGCTATTCAGTCTAATATTGATGCAAATAAAAAATTTGCTGAAGAAGAACGGCAACGTCTAGATTTTTGGGAGCAATCCGAAAATAAAAAGCACACTGACGATATTGCATATTTTGAAAGTTTACTTGGTGAGTATTTAAGGATATTAAGGGAAAATGATCCAAAAGCGAAAATATCAACACCACATGGCACTGTAAGCACACGTAAACAGCAGCCACATTGGGTATATGATGATAGTGTACTGTCTGAGCTTGAAGAAAAGGGGATGACTGATTTTATCCGCATTAAAAAAGAAGTGGATAAAAAGACACTCAAAAAGGCTGTCTCTGTCACAGAAGATGGGCATGTAGTCAATGCTGATGGTGAGCTAATCAATGGTATTAATGTATTACAAGTTGGTGAAAAACTTGTAATCAAGGGAGGTGGTTAAATTGGAGCTGATGAAAGCCTCAGAAATTAAACGTTTTGATAATTGGACAGTGCTTATTTACTCAGAGCCTGGCAAGGGCAAGACAACAATGGTCAAGGCTTTAAGTGGTAAAACATTACTGCTATCAATTGATGGTATGTATCATGTGCTAAGTGGTATAAAGCATGTTGATGTCTTAGTCATGAACCCTAAAAAAGTACATGATGAGCTAGGGGATTTTTACAAATTTGCAAGGAAGCATCTTGATGATTATGATAATTTCGTTATTGATAATTTATCAACATTTCAAAAATTTTGGCTAAATGCACGTGGTGTAGATACTAAGAATGGCACACCAGAATTGCGCGATTACTCAATCATTGATCGCATTATGCTTGACTTCATTTCTAGCATGAAAGATTTAAAAAAGAATCTTCTTTTATTTGCACACGAAAAGAAAGTAGAAGTCACAATGGAATCTGGGCGCGTCTATACGCAATTTCAACCCGATATTAGAGCGACTGATGCAATTATGGGAATTATACCGCTTGTTGGTCGTTTGGTTATACAGAAGGACGAAGAGACAGCTAGACGAACTCGTCAGATTATCCTGCAACCAACACAGGTAACAAGAGCAAAAGACCAATTAATTGGCAATATAAAAACAATTGAACAAATGGCATTACTACCAAAATTACAAGAAGAAAATGGAGACTAACACAATGGGAATTTTAAACACTTTAAAAAACACGCAAAAAAACTATGATCCAGCAAAAGACAAAATTAATGATAATGACTCACTACCGACTGGTGATTATCCTGTACGTTTGAAAATTGCACTTGTCAAAACAGATAAACAAGGGAATGATCAAGTTGGCTTAACACTTGAAGTAGTAAGTGGCGATAATGCCAACCGTCTTGAATTTTTAAATTTGGCCTTCAATGAGGAACTGCCTGAATTTGTAATTGAAAAAAATTCAAAAATCCTACTTAAGCTTGCCAATATTTTAGGGTTAAAACTAGGAAAAAAAGCGGATACAGAAGAGGGTATTGTTGATGTATTTTCTGAAGCAGTTGGACAACAATTCTTGATGAAGCTTAAAATTTCGCCAAATAAAAAGAATCCAGATTATCCTTATCGAAACTATGAATTTGAGAAATTAAGTGATTCACAACCTGATACTGATGATATTGATGATGATGATCTACCATTTTAAATCTAAAATAGACGTTAATTTTTGATTGACCGTTGGGGGAAGGGCCCGAAAAATGTGGTTACAAAACTGGTTACATGTTTTTTTCACAAACTTTTTTTAGGGTATATCAAACCTTATAATATATGGCTTGACGGTAGTTTTTTTAAAGTTACAAAAAAAGTTACAAAAATAAGAAAATAACCAATAGTTTGTGAAAAATGTTTGTATCTTCAAAAAAAAACTGTAACTGTAACCACGTTTGTAACCTTTTTGTAACCAATGCAAACGTTATGGTTGAGCTATTTAGGTATAAAAAGTTACAGGTTACAACATGGTACTTAAGGTTCTTTTTAAATATATATATATAGTAATACCCATATTCTGTAACTTTTCACAAAGTTGAGAATATGGGCACGTCATAATATGGGTATTGCTTTCCTTAAGCATATCACAAAAACAGAAAGGGGGCAAGTATTTTTGAGTGAAATAATTTTAGAGAAATCTAAAAGGAATTTGAAGCGTGCGTTGAATGGGACACAAAGTCTAGGAAGATTCATTAGACTAGATAATGAAGAAGTAATTTTTTGTGCCATAGGTGGTTATAATTTGACTTACCAATTACTGCTGGAGTCAGGAATTTCTAGAAGTGAAATTGCAACATATGACAATATGTTGCTGACTCAAAATTTTATCACAGAAACGCATGGTAAAAAAGTACTGCTGATAAGACGTTCTAAATATCTGACCAAGAAAATTACAAACACAACAGGAACTGGTGGCATATTTGAAACATTTGATTTTCTTAGCACTAACAGTTTTGAAAGTAACGCTTTGGTCTATCAGACAGCACAACGAGAAATGGGAAAAAATAAATGGCGGAAACCACTTGTTGTGATATTTGATGATCCAAACTTAAATCTGCAGTTTGAGGATCATCGTTTCGTCTCGTTAGAAATTGGATTCGTTCAAATTAACAATAGATATGCGGACCCTAAAATAATCATTGAAGAATTGGCAAATATCAAAGAAGCTGAAAAAATGATGTTTGCTAAATATCAAGATACGCTATCAGAAGAAGCAGATGTAATCAAAGCGTTAGATAGAATTAAAGAGCAGGCATCCAGATATATGGATAGTGCTTGGTACTTCAAACCTACAGAACTAAAAAAATATATTGGTTCTGCAAGTCTCTATAAAAAAATGAAAGATATTTCAGAGCTTGGAATTGAGCAACTTAGTACTAACAAAAAAATTGGTAAAGAGAATGCACGTTGGGTGATTGTTCCAGATGCTGCTTTCGATTTCAAAGGTCGACAATTCAAAGATGATGAAGAACTGTTTGATGAAGAACTGGCACAAGAAGAAATTCAAGAGCAAGCATTTATCAAAGAACAAGAACGGAAACTTAATGAAATTATGTCAATTAGAATACCAATAAATGTTAAGCAAGGTGTTCATGGTAATGACCTAAACTTTAGTGGTGAAATTTCGTTAAATGATTTTATCGAAGACGTCGATCAGTTAGAAAATGATGTTGTTGGTGGTATTGGATTATTAAACGCTTCGAGAGACGAAAAGGAGTATAAAGAGGTTAAACTAAATAATCTTGCCTATTTTCTTGATGGCTATTACAAAGATGATAAACGATTGGACAGCAATTATACAGGTGGTAAGCGTTTGGTGTCAATTGATGTTGATGAAGGGGATTTATCACGTACGGTAATTGAAAATAAGTTAGAACAGATTGGCTTGTTTGGTATCGTTTATCCAACAGCTAAATATTACTATGATACATCTGCTAGATGGCGCATTATACTTATGGCAGATGAAAATATGAATAAGGGTGATTACAAATCAGTTGTTGAAGGTGTATCAAAAATGCTTGGTATCGAGATAGATGCAGCAAGTAAAAAACTATCACAACTAATGGGGTTACCGCTTAAATCAAGTGATATATCAAAAGTTGTCGGTACTATGATTAGTGTTTCTCAATTTAAAGCTAAAGTGGCCCAACAAAATACGAATGTTGTAGATTTTAAGTCAACATCAAAGAAATCACTTTTGGAATTCAATCACAGTCAGGCACGATTAATAAAAGAAGCGCTGGCAACTGGTGTAACTGAAGGTAGCCGTAACGAAAGCTATAGACAAATGGCGTTATATCTACACGATGTCTTAAATAATCAAGACATGGAATTTTGGCATGATGAGGCGCAAGAATTGTTAGAAAAAACAAAGGGTCAGGCATTACTAGATGGCCTTGATGAAAAAGAAATAGAGGTAATTTATCGTTGAAAAAAGAATTTTCAAAAGCTCTGAAAGAAAATATTATACGCACTTTTAGCTATGCATTTGCCAAGAACACAGCACGCTATCAGGGCCATTCACAAGATTATGATGCCATTGAATTATTTACAGAACTGTTAAATAAAGAAAATCCATTTAAAGTTTTTATGGAGCTTGACAATCATAATTTTAAAATGGCAAAGCGTCAACTACTTAGTTATGGCATACCTTATAGAGAAGATGAGGAACGTGTCGCAAAAATATATGAAGATGTGACAAGTGAGATGAATAATCAACGCAGTGATTATGTGACTTTGTTTAACGAAACTGATTTAAAAAACTCAGGTGTTGTTGTTTTCAAGCCACCATATACACTAACGACTGAAAAAACGATTTTTGTTCGTGATGGTATTGATAGATTGCCAAAAGAAAAAGAAGTATTCAATCGAATGGTAGATGTGCCAAAAACAATCAAGGATAATGCAGAACAATTTCAAGCTTTACAAACCTCGTTGAAATATCAAGTTTCTTGTGTAATCGGAGGCGCTGGAACTGGGAAAAGCCATGTGACAGCTGAAATTATTAGACAATTTGTGCTGAATGATAAAAAAGTAGCAGTCCTGGCTCCAACACATAAAGCACGAGAAGCATTACAAAGTAAGATTAAAGTAAAAGTGGAAGTACAGACAATTCACAAATTTACACATAATCCGAAAGAATGTGATGTGATTGTCATTGATGAGAGTGGGATGCTATCTACCCCCCTAATGGCAGCTTTACTTGGTGTTTATTCTGGCGAGCAACTGGTATTTGTTGGTGATAAAAATCAACTTGAACCAATTGAGTACGGTCGACCATTTGAACGAATACAGGAACTATTTCCTAAAACAGAATTAAAAAATAATATGCGTTCAGAAGCTAGGGATGTGATTGGCTTAGGTCGTGAGATTCTAGGCGAGCCACAAAATGCCAATTTACAAATTGAGAATATAGAAAATGTTTCAACTGCGAAAGAAGCATTTGAAAAAGGTGCAGAAGTATTGTTGTCTTTTACAAATAAAGCTGTACAAGAAACAAATGAACAGCAGCGTTTGAAGAATACTGAGCCCGCTATATCACCTAATTTTAGTGTGGGTGATGTGATTGTAGCAAAAACGAATGAAACTGGTCAATATTATAATGGTCAATTGTTTAGATTAACTGAATACAACAAAGCAGTTCAAGTTGATCAGGAGCAACACATTGTTGTTTTTGATACGCCAAATGATTTATATTTTAATTTTGATTTAGCGTATGGACTAACGATTCATAAATCACAAGGTAGCGAATGGGATTGTGTAGCTTATCAGCCCTCATCAATGGATTATCGAAATTTAGCTTATGTTGCTGTGACACGTGCGAAAAAAAAGTTGTTTATTGTTGGTGATGGTATCAGATTGGATTACCCACCACAAAGAGAATGGAGGCATATAGTTTGAGGTTAATAGCGTTTGACCAGAGTACATCTGCAACAGGTTGGTGTGTGATGGAACAAGAAAGTGGCTCATTGCTGGACTATGGTGTACTTTTGCAGGCATCTAAGATTAAAACAAATGAACGTGTCCGCTACATGGTGAAAAAATGTATCGCACTATGTAAGAAGCACGAGGTGACATTTGTATTTATTGAGGGTATACAAGTTCAGAAGAACCCTAGAGCGTACGAAACTCTTGCAAAATTACAAGGAACATTAGAAATTTGCTTAGAAGAAAAAGGTTATTTTGTGAATGTTGTCAAGGCAGCAGAGTGGCGGAAACGTGTTGGTATTAAAAACAAAAATCGAGCTGAAGTTAAGGCAGAAGCTCGTAAAATGATCAAAGATTTATATAATCTACAACCAAGTGAAGATGAATGTGAAGCTATATTATTTGCTAGAGCGTTTAGTGAATTTAAGGAGATAATCAAATGAAACCAATCCTTGACATGTGCTGCGGTAGTCGGATGTTTTATTTCGATAAGTCAAATCCCAACGTCAATTTTTGTGATATCCGTCAGGGAATCTATACGAATATGGATAGGGGAAACAAAAGGATAACTGAAGTTAAACCTAACACAATCGCAGATTTTAGAGATTTACCATTTGAGGACAACTCGTTCTACCAGGTAATATTTGACCCGCCGCATTTGAAGTACGCAGGTGACAATAGTTGGTTAAAAGCTAAGTACGGATGCCTTGACCGAGACAATTGGGAAGAGGATATTAAAAAGGGGTTTAGTGAAGCCTGGAGAGTGCTAAAACCAAACGGTACCCTAATATTTAAGTGGAATGATATTGATATACCTTTAGCTAAACTCTATTCATTATTTCCTAGTGAGCCCATATTTGGCCAGAAGAGACCGAAAAATAAAAAAGGTAAGTATTCACACTGGTTAATTTTTATGAAATATGAGGTGAAAGAATGAAACAATTAACAAAAGAAGAGTGGCATAGTGAACGAGTTTCAAAGTTTGGAGAAGATCCAGCTAAAGCAAAATTTGTATGTCCTAAATGCAAAAACGTTGCGAGTTATGAAGATTTTAAAGCCTCTACAATTAACACAAATATCAATATTGATTTTGGAACGCCCACACAGAACTGTCTAGGTCGTTATTCTGAAAAAATAGATTGTGATTGGGCTGCGTACGGTTTATTTGGAACTTTGGGAGACGGTATTAACATACTGTCTGAGGATTCCAGTTTTGAAGTATTTGATTTTGCAGATATTGAGGTGGCTGAATGAAAGATAAACTAATCAATATCTTGGTAGCCGTATTCGGCACGATAATTGTCTTGATATTACTTGCGTTGGCAATCGCTGCATTTTCGTTGTTGTTAATGGCGATTGGGAAGATTTGGAGGATGTAAGGTGAAAATAGAAAATACAGCTAAGGATATTAACAAATATTCAACTGAAAGCATATCTGTTGAAAACTTAGAAAATGGTGATTTCGAAGTTATAGCGACTCAAGAATTATTTAATAATGGGCAGCCAAACGACGTCACAAGAGTGAAGATGCAATTCTCAAAAAATGGGTTTGCTGCCTTAGTTGGGTCGATGAGAGCAGCTGAGAGTTTAGGAGGTAAAATTGGCTAGAAAAAAACAAGAGCTTAGTCGTAAGACTCTAGCAAGACTAGAGGAAGAAATGAGGCTATACCCTAAGATTACACGGCTGAAAGCTGAGGCATTGGTCACAGCAGAGTTAAATCGTGACACTGATGTCAATTGGTGGATTCAAGGTAGTCGTAAGAAATCAGAGCCACCACTGGATGAACTCATGAAAAAAGAAGGTAATAAGGCGTATCAGTACTATGACCAGTTAGCAAAAGATATTGAGCGTACTGTGAGCGGACTAGCTCCAGATATCCAGAAAATTATTCACGAGTGCTTTTGGGGCATGAATAGCTATTATGATTGGCCGACGATTGGCACTGTGTATCTAAACATCAGTTATAGACAGATATATTCTGTCAGATATGGTATTTTAGAGAAATTTGCCATGCAACGTGGCATAACTTTTTAAAAAAATATCAATGGGGACACAAAAAGGGGTAGTTGTGTCCCCATTTAGTGTGTTATATTAGTATCATGGAATTCAAAAGAAAAAGCAATTAGTGGTTTTAGCACTGGTTGCTTTTTGTGTAGATTGGAGGTGAACAACATGACAATGACTGAAAAACAAAAGAAATTCTGTGATTATTTCATAGAAACTGGCAATGCAACTAAGGCAGCTATCTTTGCTGGGTATAGTGAAAAGACAGCAGGAGTTACAGGAGCACAAAACCTAATAAAACCTAATATTAAATCCTATATAGACAAGCGCTTGAAGCAACTAGAAGATGAACGTATCGCAGACGCTACTGAAGTGATGCAATTTCTCACTTCTGTCATGCGTGGTGAGGTTACAGAACCAGTGGCAATACTTGATGGTGACGGGTATCAAAAGGTGGTTAATCTGCAACCAAGCGTACAGACTAGACGTTCAGCAGCGGTTGACATTGGTAAACGTTATGCGCTGTTCACCGATAAAACGGAAATGACTGTAACTGAGGTACCAGTGTTCGTTGACGATCTAGGTGATCCAGATGGCTAAGAAATTATCTGAGTTTATCCCTAAAGCATTTGGTGAGACTTGGCGTGCAGCCTTAAATAGTAGTATCTTAAATGTTGTTGAAAAAGGTGGCCGGGGTTCTGGTAAGTCGTCCGATATTGCACATATCATCACACAGTTGCTAATGCGTTACGCAGTTAACGCTGTTGGTATACGTTATGTTGATAATACGCTTGAGCAATCTATCTACGAGCAAATGAAGTGGGCCATTGAAGAACAGGGAGTCACACACTTGTTCAAATTCAATAAATCGCCTCTGCGTATCACTTATAAGCCACGGGGTAATTATATGATATTCCGAGGGGCGCAAAACCCTGAACGAATCAAGTCATTAAAAGATAGTAGGTTTCCCTTTGCTATTGGTTGGATTGAGGAATTGGCTGAGTTTAAAAACGAAGATGAAGTAACGACTATCACTAACTCTCTCTTACGTGGGGAATTAGATGATGGTCTTTTTTATAAATTTTTCTATTCATATAATCCGCCTAAACGAAAACAATCGTGGGTAAATAAAAAATATGAATCGTCATTCCAACCTACTAACACATCTATCCACCACTCCACTTACTTAGACAACCCTTTTATTTCTAAAGAATTCATAGAAGAGGCTGAGGCTACTAAGGCTAGAAGTGAACGGCGTTATGACTGGGAGTATCTAGGTAAAGCAATTGGCTCAGGGGTTGTACCGTTTGATAATTTACAAGTCATACCTGGCTCAATTACAGACGAGATGGTAGCAAACTTTGACAACATTCGTGAGGCAGTCGACTTTGGTTATGCTACTGACCCACTAGCACACGTAAGATGGCAATATGACAAGAAAAAGAATGGGATATATGCAATTGACGAGCATTACGGTCAAAAGATTAGTAACCGAGAATATGCTAAATGGTTGCATACCAAAGGCTATGCGAGTGATGTCATATTTGCCGATTCTGCAGAACCTAAATCAATTGCTGAGCTGAAGAATGAACATGATGTACCTCACATTAAAGGCGTCAAAAAAGGTCCTGACTCGGTAGAATATGGTGAACAGTGGCTTGATGATTTAGATTTTATCTGTATTGACCCCTTACGCACACCTAAAATTGCTTGGGAGTTCGAGAATATTGACTATCAAACAGATAAAGATGGTAATCCTAAGCCAAGGCTAGAGGATAAAGACAACCATACAATAGATGCCACAAGATACGCTTTTAGTGAAGATATGAACAAAGCGAATAAATGGCTAGTGTGAGAAAGGAGAATTAATTGGACATAAAATATTTGAAGTCTGACAATCCAAGTGTTTTGTCAAGATTTATAGATGATGCTGTAAAAACTGACAGACAAAGTCCTATCAAGGAAAAAATGTCAGAGGGGCTCAGATACTATGACTATAAGCATGACATCTTGAAATTTAGGCTATTTTATTATAACGATGATGGAAAATTTGTTGAAGAAACAAATCGCAGCAATATAAAAATCCCTCATGCTTTCTTCACAGAACAGGTTGACCAGAAAGTCCAGTATCTATTGTCAAATCCAGTTGAGTTTGAAACTGCTGATACTGAATTAAAAACCTACCTCGAAGAGTATATTGACGATGATTTTCAGTTAATGCTGCAGGAAATGGTGGAAGGTGCAAGTAAAAAAGCTTATGAATTTGCTTATGTCTACCGTGCAGCTTCAGGAAAGTTGCTTTTTAAAGTTGCTGATAGCCGCAAAGTTATCGTTATCTATGATGATATGAATGAAGTGATTGCTATTATTCGTTACTACGACACGGATATTACGAAGGATAATAGAAAAGTAACAGTGACTAAAGCAGAACTTTGGGATACTGAGAAAACGTGGTTCTTTGTTTCTTCGTCAGATTATAATAATCGTTTCATTTTGGATGAGTCACAAGAAATAAATCCGAGATTTCATCAAGTTGTTGAAGATAGTGATGGAAAATTATTAGGAAAAGGTTTCGGATATATCCCATTCTTGAAGTTGTCTAATAACAAGAACGAGAAGACAGACCTTGAGCCTATTAAGGCGCTGATTGATGATTACGACTTGATGGCATGTGCATTATCTAACAACTTGGTTGACTTTGACCATCCGATCTATGCAGTGAAGGGGTATCAAAGTGATAACTTAGATAACCTAGTCACTAATTTAAGAACTAAAAAGACAGTTGGTGTTAGTCAGGATGGGGGCATAGATGTCAAGACTGTTGATATCCCAGTTACTGCACGTAAAACGAAGTTAGAAACAGATAAAGAGGCTATTTATAAATTTGGAATGGCTTTCGATTCCTCACAGGTTGGTGACGGTAATATCACAAATATTGTCATTAAGTCACGATATTCGTTACTTGATTTAAAATGCAATAAGACTGAAATTCGCTTACGTGCATTTATTAAGCAGCTATTGGACATAATCATCCTAGATATCAATGAACGATATCATAAGTCTTTTAAAAGACAACAAGTTGAAGTCGTTATTACACGTTCAACACTGATCAATCAAACTGATAACGCCGAGACTGAAAAGGTAGAAGCTGAAACTAAAGGTCAGTTGATACAAAATCTACTGGATGTGGCACCTTATCTTGATGATGAGTCCCTACTCAAAAAAATCTGCGCTATTCAAGACCTAGATTATGATGAGGTTGTGCAGCGTTTAGGATCCCAAGATTATAGTTCGCCTAAAAAGGATGTGATTGATAATGAACAAGTATCAGTCTGAGATTGAGGAGTTACTCCAAAAATCAGAAGAGAGCTTATCCAATGAACTTTTGGAATCTTATAAATCTGTTTATAACGAAGTCAATGATCAGGTTAGACAATTAGTTGAAGACACCGAAAAGCTTAATTTCTCTCAAAAAATGCAAGCTGAGCGTTTGAAACTAATCAAACAACAGCTCCAAATAAGTATTGAAGAGCTCCAAAGTGTTAATAATCGTAAGATTTATAATTACTTGGATACTGTCGGACAATCTGGGTATAACGAATTGTTTTATGAGTTTGAACAAACAACAGGTATACCTATTAGCTTTAGTATGCTTGATACTAAGACGATCGAGACGATTATCCAAACGCCTGTAGCCAGTCGCAAGCTATCAACAAGGCTTCAAGGCAATGTTACTAAGCTTAAGCAGTCGATTAATCAAGAGCTGACACGAGGTTTCGTGAAGGGCCTGGGTTATGATAAGATTGCCAAACGTATTTCAAACATTGGTGATTCTAAGTACAGACGTGCTATGACAATTGCAAGAACTGAAGGCGGAAGAGTATCAGGAATTACACGTCAAAAGTCTCAAGACGATATCACAGCTAAAGGTGTTGAGATTGAGAAGCAATGGTCTGCTGCTCTTGACATGAAAACTCGTAGTGATCATGCTCAGCTCGATGGCACGACAATTCCCATAAAGGAATACTTTAAGGTTAGTGGTTACAAAGCTTTACAGCCCCATATGTTCGGAGAAGCTAGCGAGGATTGTAATTGCCGATGTCGGACAATATCAGTTATTAAAGGCTATGATCCTAAGTTAAGACGTGATAACGAGACGCACGAGGCTGGGGCATACCAAAATTATCAAGAATGGCTTAAAGATAAGCATCATCAAGCTAATAATGCTATAATTGGTGTGAGGACGGTTGATGGCGTTGAGATTAAACGTACAAGTCAGCATTTAGCAGATCGGACTATTTCACGGGAAGTAAACCCAAATGAGATAGTAGATGCTTTAGTTAATCCGATTTACATTAGACCTGATAAAATTGATAATAATGGTATTTCACGCAAGTATGTTGGTCGTATTGTTTCTGTAGTTGTTAACCCAGATACTGGGACAGTCGTCACTACTCATAAAACAGGAAGTCGAACAGTCAGAAAATATACCAAGGAAGGGTGATACAAATGATTTTAAGTGATGTTTTAACACAGAGTGAGATTGAATATATTTCTAAGTTTGTATCAGTCAAGTCTAAGTATAATGATGATGCTTACGATAAACTGATAGAGGATTTAGAAAATGCTATGATGTCTTTTGCAATTGATGATGAAATCAAAGGTGAAGGATTGAGAATTGAAAAAGTAATTGATAAATTATCCGAAATATAGCACACAGTCATAAAGATTGAGTGCTATTTTTATACTCAAAAAAGCATTTGTCACACTGACAGGTGCTTTTCTTACTGTCCTGGAATTATGACATTAAACTGATACCAATTCACCGAGCGAGCGGAATATCTCGCAACTCTAACTGGGACCAACCAGAATAAAAGGAATGGAGAACGTTAACATGGAATGGATCAAAACTATTTTGGCCAAACACTTAAAAGAGGATGGCACACTTGACCTCGAAGCAGCGAATAAAGAAATTGACGCGGAATTTCCCAAAAACGCTGTGCCGAAAGAGGATTTCAATAGCAAAGTAAATGAACTTAAAACAGCTAACGACACAATCAATACCTTGCAAGCTGATAATAAGGACGTTGAAAAACTTCAAACTGAAATCAGTGACTATAAGTCTAAAATCGAACAGCTTGAAACTGAACGAGAAACTACTGCAACTCGTGCAACACTTGAAAAAAGTTTGCGAGATGCTGGGGCAAAAGACATTGATTATCTTGTATTCAAACTTGGAGAAGTTGAAAAAGATAAAGATGGTTCAATTAAAGACCTTGACAATAAAATTAAGGATTTAAAAACCACTTATGCTAACCAATTTGACCCCACTGGAGATGATAAAGGTGGGGGTGGTGGAACAGGATTCAAAACCATTGAAAATAATTTGAACGATGGGAAACAATCAGATCCAGACCTCACAGCACAAATGATATCAGCATTTACTTCTGATATCCCAACTACAGAAAAATAAGAAAGAAGGAACTTAACATGCCAGCTATTTTAAACTACGCAGAAGCCTACCAAGCAGGATTACAACAACGTTATGCAGCAAATGGGTTGCTATACACTCAAAAATTATGGAATTCACCATCAAACAGTGTCCTAAAATTCAGTGGCACTAAAACCATCAAAGTTCCTAAGCTATTAATCAAAAATGGTCGTAAGGATCGAACACGTCGCTCAATCACAGCAGTTGAAGCTAACTATGAAAACCAATGGGAAACTTACGAGCTGACCAACGAGCGATACTGGTCAACATTAGTAGATCCAATTGATGTTGACGAAACTCAACAAGTAACGTCAATTGCTAACATTACAAAAGTTTACAACGATGAAGAAAAAATCCCAGAAATGGATAAACAAATGGTATCAAGTTTGTACGCACGTAAAGTGGCACTTGCTACTGACGGTTCTGGGATTGAAACAGTTACTTTGACTAAAGATAATTTCTTGCCAACGTTTGATAAACTCATGACTGAGATGGATGAAAAGGGCGTGCCTACAACTGGACGTACTATTTTCTGTACACCGACCGTTCGAACCCTCATCAAGAATTTACAACAATTCTCTCGTACTGTCCCTGTTCAAAATAATACAGGAGATATTAACCGTATCATCGCTCGTTTAGATGATGTAACTATCGAGCCAGCAATCCCATCAGATCGTATGAAAACTCTATATGACTTCACAACTGGTGCTGTTGTAGATCCTACAGCTAAACAAATTCAATTTTTCCTGATCCACATTCCATGTATGGCAGCGCCACAAAAATATAGCTTTGTTGGACTTGACGCTCCATCTGCTGCGAACAGCGGAAATTGGTTATATTACGAACAATCTTATGATGATGTTTTAGTATTTGAAACTAAACACGACGGCCTAGCATTTGTTATTGAAGCATAGAAAGGATTAAAATGAAAGTTAGAAAAGAAAATCGGGTCTTGACTGTTGATGAGGCTGATAAAGCCTTCTATTTATCAGAGGGATATGATGTAGTTGAAGTGAAAAACGGTGAGTATGTTGTCTCTGAAAAGGCGACTGGTGGCCGTACTTATTCCATTGCTGAATATTCTAAGCTCGAAGCTGAAAATGCTGAATTGAAAGCTGAAAACACAAGTTTGAAAGCAGCTACTAAAAAGCTTAAGGCTGAAAAAACCGGAAAAAATACCGAAAAGTCTGAAAAAGCTGAAAAATAGCTCGTCTTTCTTTAGAAAGGGGGACATCTTTTGATTATTGACTTAGATACAGCCCAGAATTTTAAAGTCGATGTTACTCAGGAAGAGCTTAATGGGCTAGAAGAAGCTATTAGAGCTTATACTAATAACAACTTTCAAGTCCAAAACGTTCGTCTTGAGGATGTGGTATTTACTTCTAGCTCGATTACTTCTCCGGACAGTACCCTAGGCTTTAAAGAAGGTAACACTATTCAAGTGTCAAATGATAAATATAATAACGGCTTGTACGTTATTAAAGCGGTTGAGGATAACAGATTGACATTTGAAACTGATTCTTTCATACCCCACAAAGCCACTGATACGCTTGTCACGCTTGTTAAATATCCAGCTGATATTTTATTTGGTGTTCAGAAACTGTTGAAATACAGTGCTAAGATGGACGATAAAATAGGGGTTAAGAGCGAGAGTATTTCTCGCATGTCAAAAACTTATTATGATGTTAATGCTACAGAAAATATTGAAGGATACCCAGCAGCTTTGATGACCTTTTTGAACAAATACAAGAAATTGAGGTGGTCATGATGGCTACTTTTTTTGTTGAACGGTATGCAGAAGTAGGACTAAATCGTTTAAAAGAGCCAATTTATCAATGGCAACGTGATAGCGATCCAGTGAATGGGTGGTTTGATATGCTAACAGGAGATGAAGCCAGCAGTACTAATAGTTTCATTGCAGAATCAAGCCATATTTTTGTTACAGAAGATGTGACATTGGATGTTTCATCACAATGTCGCCTATACAATAACAAGTCCGGGCTAACTTTTGAAATAACTTATGTCGATAATCCAGTCGAATTAGACCACCACCTTGAAATTTACTGCAAGCGGGTGGTCTAATGGTCTTCAAAGATAATTCAATGGAAGGCAAAGAAAGGTTAAAAAAGGCTGCTGCTAAATGGTTACTACAAGCGTGCATATTAGTCGAGGGTCAAGCGGTGCTTCTAGCGCCAGTCGCGACATCTAGGCTAAAGCAATCTATAGACTATATCGTCGATGATGATGAGCTTGTTGGGTATGTTGGTACTAATGTTGATTATGCTATCTATGTAGAGTTTGGGACGGGGGAGTTTGCTGAGAATGGCAATGGTCGAAAAGGCGGATGGATGTATATAGACCCGAGCGGTGAATGGTTTTTTACATGGGGAATTGAGCCACAGCCATACTTACGACCAGCTTTTAGACAAACAAAAGGGCAAATAGAGGCGTTAGCAAAATCAATATTTGGGGAGGTTTGATGATTGATTTAATTTCAGAGTTGACAACAGCATTCAGGACAGTTGTACCAGAAAGTTTTTACTTAAAAAACAACAAAGAAAAAGTTATCTATCCCTATCTAACTTTTTCCTATACTGGCGAACCTTTGGCCAAAAATATTAAAGGCTTTTATCTAGATGTGGATATTTTCGACGATAAAGGGAAAGATAACGAAAGAATTGAACAAGCAATGTCACAGCTAGTCGATTTTGTGGATAATGATGATAATCGTATCATGACAGATGAGTTATTTATCCGTTTTGATTACATTAAGCCTAATCCAATACCGACGAACTCAGACACTTTGCAACGCAGATACGCACAAATTTATGTGCGTGCAGATTGGAGGAACAAATAAATGGTAACTACTAGTGAAACACTACCTAAAAGTGGCTATACAGCGGATACACCTAAGCGTTATCTACTTAATGCCGGTGCGTTAGTGCGTAACCTTACATGGGATAGCTCTGTACTTAAATGGAGTTATGACGAGTTTGGGGCAACGAGTGGTGGTTCTAAACTGACACTCAAAAATAACTTGCGACAAGTGGAAGTTGACGGGATATTCACGACACCCGTTGGTGGAGATATGATTGAGTCGAGTGAGGGGACATTTGAAATCAATGTGATTGAACATACTCGTGACAATATCAAAATGTCTCTATTTGCAAATAGCAAAGATTCTTCAGGAACCGATTTTCCTGATGGGTATGATGTTATTACGCCTAAGCAAAAAATTGATGCCACAGATTATATCCAAAATCTTGCATATATTGGAACAATTAGTGGTTCTGATAAACCAATTATTATCATCATGGCTAATGCAATTTGTACATCTGGTCTTGAAATTGAGGTCAAGGATAAATCTGAAGCAGTTGTTACACTGACTTTTGATGCACGTACACCCGCAGGAGACGTCTCAACAACGTCACTGCCAGTTACAATCCTTTTCCCTAAAGAGCCAGTGGATGAAGCATAATCAAAGAAGCATAGTCCATGGCTGTGCTTCTTTTTTGTAGAAAGTGGTAAAAATTATGAAGTATAAAGTTATTTATCCGTTTATTGAAAACGGTAAAAAATATTGGTCGGGCGATACATACGCAAACGACGACAAAAAACGCATTAAGGCTCTTGCGAGTACAGATAACAAAATCGGTAAAGTTTTGATTGAAAAAATTGACGACACGCCAAAAGAAAAAGCTGAAGTCGAAACGACTAAAAAAGTAGATGGCGCACCAGAAACATCTGAAACCAAATCGGAAGGAAAAACTAAATGACTAACAAATTAACTGATGAACAAATCAAAGCAGCAGAGCTGAAAAAGGCTGAAAAAAACACAAAAATCAAAGAGCGTCTTTTGGGTTACAAAATGCGTGAACTGCAGGCAGATGATATTTTTAAAATTATCGAGATTGTTAATATCTTGAATGTTGCTGATCTCGTAACAGAATTCTTGAAGCAGCAAGATGCAGCTAAAATCAAATCTCAAAAAATGCAAGGTTTGTCCGTTATTGCAAGTCAATCAGACGATAATAAAAAAGAATCGTTGACTGACCAAATCAAGACAATTCAACAAGATATTTCGTCACAAAGTTTCGAGTATGTCAGTAAGGCTGCTAAATTCGTTTTGGTTCACTCAGCGGAAATCAAAACAGAGCTTAATGGATTATTGGCTGACTTGACTGGTAAAACAACAGAGGAAATTGGTAAGACAAATATCGTCACTTATTCTTTACTTGTAAAGGATTTTTTCGTCAAGCCGGAATTACGAGAAGTGTTCGAGTTGCTCTCTTAATTCAAAATCATGGTGGCATGCATAAGCTGAGAGACACGCTATTTAAAAGATATAGCGATGTCTCTTTTTTGTTATCTACAATTAAATGGCGAGATGTGCCTGACTTCCTAATCACGATGTTTGAAGAACAATCTAACGATGAATTATGGCGTATTTACTTGTCAAATCCGCTTAGAGAAGATACTTTTAATGACTTTAAGCAAAAGATTTTAGAAAGTAACAGACCTAAAGAGCAAGTCGAGCAGGAGGCACAGGCAGCGGCTAGACATGCGCTTGATATGTTGGATAGTGTGGGAGGTGATTCATTTGGCATTTAATATATTCGAATTATCGGGCAAAATTAGTGCTGATAATAAGCCGGCAAATGATGCTATTGACGAGACAACTGGCAAGGCCAAGGAATCTGGATCAATATTCAGCACTCTAGGGAATGGTTTAAAAGTTGTCGGTGCAGGTATGGTAGCCGTAGCTGGTGTTGCTGGAGCTGCCGCTGTTGGATTAAGCAAAAAAGTTATCGGGGCATACGCAGAGTATGAACAGCTTGTCGGCGGTGTAGATACGCTGTTCAAAGAAGCCTCTAGTAAAGTTCAAGGTTTCGCTGATAATGCCTATAAAACTGCAGGCATGTCAGCAAATGAGTATATGGAGACTGTGACAGGTTTCTCAGCTAGTTTAATTCAGTCTCTAGGTGGAGACACTCAAAAAGCGGCAGACGTTGGTAATCAGGCGGTTACTGATATGTCAGATAACGCTAACAAGATGGGGACGGATATTACAAATATTCAAAATGCCTATCAAGGATTTGCAAAACAAAATTACACCATGCTGGACAACTTAAAACTTGGTTACGGTGGGACTAAAGAAGAAATGCAACGGCTTCTAGTTGACGCTGAGAAGATATCAGGCGTCAAATACGATATTTCTAGTTTTGCCGATGTAACAGAAGCTATCCATGTCATGCAAACACAGATGGGGATCACTGGAACAACTGCAGCAGAGGCAGCGGACACAATCAGCGGATCAATCGACAGTACCAAGGCAGCATTAACCAACTTATGGGCAGGATTGGGTAATCCTAAAGCAGACATCCAGAAACTCGTCAACGATGTGACAAGTTCGTTCGGCAATGTCGTCAAAAACATCACGCCAGTACTTAATAACATCGTAAAAGCTATGCCAGCCTTACTAAATGGTATTGTTTCAGCTATTGGTAGTATGTTGCCAACCTTGTTGCAAGCATTCACGTCGCTATTTACTCAGGTACTTCAAACTATTTTGGCGCTACTTCCAGGCTTAATTCCTGTATTTGTCAAGGCAGTCATGACAATCGTACAAGCGATTATTGATAATCTGCCGTTACTAATTGGTGCAGCGATTCAATTAGTGACAACGTTAGTACAAGGTATAGCATCCGCATTGCCTACACTAATTCCAGCAGCAGTTCAGGCGATTGTGACAATCGTTCAAGGACTGATTGATAATTTGCCCCTGTTACTAAATGCAGGGCTACAACTGATAACTGGACTAGTTAACGGATTAATCACGGCGATACCGATTTTAATCGCAGCATTACCACAAATTATTACTAGCTTGGTTACTTTCTTTGTAACTTCTATACCGATAATTATTAATGCAGGGATACAACTTTTGACAGCGCTAGTCACGGCTTTACCACAGATTATCGCAGCGATCGTGGCCGTGTTGCCGCAAATTATCAACGGGATCATAACTGCTTTAATCGCAGCATTGCCACAATTGATTAATGCCGGTATTCAATTATTTTTAGCATTGATCACAGCGCTACCGCAGATTATTTCTGCAATTGCCGGAGCTATGCCACAGATTATTAACGGGATAACGAGTGCCTTAATCGGTAATATTGGCCAGATTATTAATGCAGGTGTGACGCTTTTGGTTGCAATAGTCCAAAACTTGCCACAAATCATGACTGCAGTTGCTGGAGCTATACCACAGATCATCTCAGCTCTAGTCAGTGCTTTGGTTAATGGTGTTGGCCAGATGGCCAGTGCAGGTCTTAAGCTGATTACTGGCGTTAAGGATTCTTTCACTAACATTAACTGGGCCAGTATTGGATCAAATATCATTAGTGGTGTTGCCGGAGGGATTACAGGCGCAGCAGGTCAATTATTAGACGCGGCCGCTAACGCAGCAGGTAATGCACTTGATTGGATGAAGAAAAAGCTAGGTATCCACTCACCATCTCGTGTCTTCAGAGATGAAGTTGGTAAATGGATACCTGCAGGTATCGCAGTCGGTATTGAGGCAGAAGGTGACACAATTCAAGATGCACTAGATTTAGTTTCTAATGGATTGAGTTTTGATACAGGAGATCTTGGTGCTAATATTATTGATCCCGCACAAGTTTCATCTATTGGATATAGCGCTCAAAGTAATGGTGCACTCTCAATCGCAGATGAGCAAAATTCATTATTGAAACAGATAATTGAAATTCTGGCGAGAATATTTGATAAAGATTTTGCTGTTTATTTAGATGGTAAATTGATTTCTCAAAAAACGTATAAATATGATCAAAAAAATCAAAATACTGATATAAACCGGAAAGAAGAAGTCTATGGATAAAAGGAGATTAGTCATTGATAGGAAATAATAAAATGATTGTGAATGATTTTGATACTGAAAATATTTTTATTATTCGCAGAGTAAATCGAGGGTTAACAGGCTCTTATTCTAATAAAACGGAAATGATGAGATTACTCCATAGAACACGTTCTGAAAGAACAATCGAAGTCGAAGTAACTCTAATTTCTAAAGAAGGATTAGACCAATTAAAGGCGATTCTTGATAGTTATGAAACAGTTCAATTTGTTTTTGAAGATGAAAAGGATTGGTACTGGAATGGTGTACTTTCCGCAAATAAATTAGATAGTTCTTATGTAGGTGCTGATATCACTTTGGAGATATTAGTTCCTGACGGTGTCAAACATGCCGTTAACCCTAAAGGACCATTTACAGCGACTCTTGATGCTGAAGGTCGCTATTTTATTGAAGTAGATAATGCAGGTACAGTTGATGCACCAATAACTATGACAGCCACTATGAACGCAGAAAATGGCTACATCGGCATGTATACTGATTATGCAATCACTGAAATTGGTAACAAAGAAGAAGACGACACAGAGAATTATATCAGCGCAACAACTCTAGTCAATACCGATGATCCGCTTTCTAAATTTACTAGGTATACAGGCGTTAATCCTGAAAATTCAGCTGTTTCAAATTCAGGTACAGCAACTACTCGTGTCGTCAACGCTAGAAAGCACATGTATCTATCTGATACGGGAACAAATAACGGTGCTTGGCATGGTGCAAGTTATGTATATAATTTCCCACCAGATGGCGTTGGAGATATTGGTAGCATCAACGCATACGCCTATTTTAATGCGCCTTTTTGGGCAGGAAAAATGGGTCAAGTTGGACAGATACAGGTACACTTTGCGACTGCAGAGAATGAATTTATTTGCGGATTCCATTTGGCTAAAGGTGATACTAAGGGCAATACAGGCAGTTACTTCATGAGATATCGCGATAGTGCGACGACAATCAAGACTTTTAAGACGCAACAATTCAAAACTAGCCATCTGAATAATGAAAATCCGCACAATTTACCTCGCGGACATAGTGATATGCGTAAACGTGGTGCAGAAATTACATTTTATTGGTTCGGAGGCTATCCAAAAGTTACAGTACCATATTTGGCTAATAAGAAAGTGGCTAAAGTATATTTAAACCTGTATACGCTTGCTAACTACCCTAAGATGTCTTATTTTGATTTTAGAAATATCGTCATCTCAAATGATGGTGCTACTTATAATCGTGATATCAAGAACAGATATCAGGTAGGCACGACGGTTAAAATGACTGGTGCTGACAGTAAAGTATATATCAATGACATGCCTAAGCTATCTGAAAAAGTTTTAGGGTCTAATCTTTTCACTGTGCCACCAGGTAAAACAAAAATTTATTTTCAATGTTCAACTTGGTGCACAACCCCGCCAACATATCAAATCGAATTTATGGAGGCAAGTTTATAATGCAATTTCATATTTTAGATGAGAATTCTAACCCTGTTGCGATTATGGATAACACCCTTTCCGAAGCGATTCATTTAAAAAGTTCTAAATTTCAAAGTTTTGCGACTGGTTCGGCGAATTACTTGGATTTTGAGATAGATAAATTACACGTTGATTCGTCAATGTTTCAAGTAGGCTATTGGATTATCTTCAAGCATAGAGGTAAAGACCAAAAACTTTATATCAACAATGTTGAAGAAGCTGAAAAAGACACGTTAATGCAGATCTCTGCAAAGAGTGCCAATCTTGATTTAAATATTGAAAAGATTACACCACCTGCACCTATGACAGCTCAACCAATTACTTGGTATTTCAATATAATTCTATCCGATACAGGATACACAATTGGTACTAATGAGCTATCTAACTTAACAAGGAAATTATCTTGGGATAGTGAAGAGATGACACGTCGGACACTACTCCAGTCTGTCGCAAATCAGTTTGACAAAGGAGAGCTTGAGTATGAAGAGATTCTTAATTCTGATTTCACGACTAAGGAAAGATTAGTTCATATCAAGAAACAAGTTGGTGAAATTAGAGATGATATTGAGCTTGAATATGGCAAGAATGTTAAAACCATTAAACGAGCAACAAACATTGATAATATGTGTACTGCTGTACGTCCAACAACGACTAACAAAGATGGCAAAGTAACAACTATTGTCAATGAACCTGATTGGCAAGTGTTAGATGATGATGGAAATATTAAGTTTTACCACAAAAAGGGTAGTGAAATAATTTTTGCACCAATAGCTAATGCACGCTATGGTAATCGTGGTACCAATGTGACATCTGGCGGATATATTCTACACAAGATTAATTATGAAAATATCTCCAGTTCAGAGACCTTTACTCGAGGTAAAACGTATATTGAAGAATATAGCGTTCCTGAAATCACGTATGAAGCAGAGGGTAGAACTGATGCTAATCCAGGTGACACTGTGACAATTATCGATAAAGGTTATAATCCACCGTTATTGCTTTCTGCACGTGTCCTTGATATCACAGATAGTTTTGATGATCCAACACTTGAAGGTGCAAATTTTGGTAATTATAAAGCGCTAGAGTCACAAATTTCTAGTGATTTACAGGATAAAATGGCTGCATTAGCAGAACAAAATGCTCCTTATAGCACAACGACACTAACCACTAATGGTGTGCAATTTAAAAATTCACAAGGAAGTACAGTCTTGACGGCCCGTTTATTTAAAGGCACTAAAGAGATTGTACCTGATAGTTATATCTGGACTAAAGATAATATCACTTTGTCAGTTGCAGAAAGCACTTTAACTGTAGATGCTTCGGATATAGACGAAAAATCTGTTGTGCGTTGGTCAGCTGTCATTAATGGCGTTACTGTAGCTTTTGACGAGGTTACGATTACTGACGTTTCTGACGGAGCGAATGGTATAAGTCCAACTGTTACGATAAATCCAGATACATCACTAACAATTGTTGACAATCAAGGTACTAGCACAACTCCAGTTTTGAAAGGAACTGACGGTGATGATGGATTACCAGGTAAAGATGGTACTGGAATACAAACTACGACCATTACGTATGCAAGCTCAACAAGTGGGACAACAGCACCTACTAGTGGTTGGACTTCCGCGGTTCCGACAGTTACAGCAGGTAGTTATCTGTGGACTAAGACTGTTTGGGCTTATACGGATAATACCAGCGAAACAGGATATTCCGTTGCGATGATGGGACTTAAAGGTGATAAGGGAGACCAAGGCGACCCAGGTACAGACGGTACAGACGGAACATCTGGTATTATCGTTAGCTCAGTAGCGCCAGACACTCCACAGACAGGGCAGTTATGGCAAGATACATCTACAGCACCTCAGCTTGTTAAGAAATGGACTGGGAACGAGTGGGTGATTTGGGAATTTTATGCTCAGAATTTAAAAGCTGATTCACTTGAAACTGTTGCTGCTAAAATTGGTAAAATATATAACGAATTTGATAACTCGTCAGGCGGTATGGACAACAATGGTACAATTACAATTGAGGATTCAGTGAAAGTAGTCTACTATCTAGGTAATTCAAGTACGACAATTGACTTAGTCACAAGTTCAAGCGGACAAGGATTATTCACTCAGTACTTGCCAGACAAGACTGACGCTTCAAAATTTAAACAGTCTTGGTATATGCCTACAGGTCTCTACTTTACCGACTCTATCAACAACTTTACAGGTCAGATAACAGCCGAAAATGTATCTTTATCATCTTGGCAAAATTTGATATTGAATAGTGGTTATACTGCTGGCGATGGCGTACAGCCTCAGTACAGAAGAATTAAAAATTTAGATGGTAGTTACTCAGTGCAATTTAGAGGTGCTGTGAGCCCAACGTCTGGAAACTTTCCGACATCACAAGTGCAAGTTGCTACTTTATCTGGTATATATCTACCTCCTACTAACGCTATGAGGCAATGTAGCGATAATACAGGAAAAGGCGGTCGTGTAGCAGCCACACCAGCAGGTAAGTTATATATTTGGGCACCAAATACTTCATCATATATGTATATTGATGCATTAACATATATTAATTAAAGGAGAATATAATGTTTAGAATTACAAATTTAATGCCTATTTACGAGCAAGACGGTAGTATCCTAGAGTATCGCATATCTGTGGATAACGGTTCAATTGACGGAAACTCAGTTAGCGCTAATCTTGTCGTAAAACCAGCGGATATTGACATCACAGCAATCGCAGATGTTTGTAAGCAAAAGCTGCGTGAGACAGTGAATTAGAAAGGGTAAAATTAAAGTAGACCCAGTACCTTAATATTTTATATATGGAAAAGAGGAAAAATATAAAATGGAATATAAACTAATGGGCATCTCAGTCCTAATTTTGATTATCTTGGTTTTGACTTGGATAAAAGACGGGGAGAAGATGGACCCGCCGCTTAAAAAAAGAATGGTTATTGATATTGTGACAATTTGCATTTTTTGGGCAGTGTTTGAGTTTTACAACTATTCAAATTCAAAGACATATGAAAATGAAATCGCATTGGTCGTGAATGGATCATTGCTTTTCTTTTTTGCCCGAATGGTCCAACTGATTTGCCAAATTAACCCAATGATTCAAGATTTGGCAAAGTATATCAAATCAAAAGGTATTAACATGGAGGATGACAAATGAAAAAACTCAAAAAAGCAGTAGCAGCTCTGGCGATTTTCGCAGGGCTTTTTGCTTACGCTAATCCAGCTTCGGCTGCAGTTGGTGACCAAGGTGTGGATTGGGCGGTATATCAAGGTAATCAAGGACAGTTCGGTTATGCCCATGATAAGTTTTCAATTTCTCAAATTGGTGGTTATAATGGCATTGGGATTTACTGGCAGTCAACCTATGCTTCACAAGTTCAGTCATCAATTGCACAGGGTAAACGTGCCCACACCTATATTTGGTATCAAAGTGTGACCAATACAACTTTGGCCAAGAATATCCTCGATACAATGCTTGCCCAAGTTCAAACACCTAAAGGGTCTATTGTAGCGCTTGACGTTGAGGATGGCGTGGCAAATACCGATGTGATTCTGTGGTCGTTGCAGTACATCAAAGATCGAGGGTATACACCTTTACTTTACGGATATAAGCATTTCTTGACAAATAACTTGGACTTGAAACGAATTTCTGATAAGTTTGGTCTGTGGATGGCCCAATATCCTGACTACAACGTGACACCCGTTCCAAACTACAATTACTTTCCATCGTGGGACAATATCCAGGTATACCAGTTTACATCTACTTATGTGGCTGGCGGGCTAGATGGTAATATTGATTTGTCGGGTGTGACGGATAATGGTTATAAGAATGGCAATCCCTCTAAACCTACAACAGAAACACCAGCGATTTATGCTGGTAAAGAAGCAGACAAAGTGAAGGGTAGCGCTAAAGAAGTCGGCATGACTGTAAAAGTTAACTTTAGTGCTAACAGCTACTCTACTGGTGAAGCAATCCCAGATTGGGTAAAAGGAACATCTTACAAAATTATTGAGAAATCAAGCGATAAAGTCCTGCTTGATGGTATCATGAGTTGGCTGAGTGTGTATGATGTTGAAACGTTGGACACATCTACCAGCGCACTAGTTGCGACTACTGGCCAAACTCATGTAGTTCAATACGGCGAAAACTTAAGTGGCATTGCAACACAGTATGGCACAACATGGCAAGAACTGGCTCGTATTAACGCTTTAAGCAATCCTAGTATAATTTATGCAGGACAAACTTTAAGTGTCACAGGCGGTCAGTCAGTAGCCAAATCAAGCTATTGTGTGGTTGAATATGGTGATACTTTGAGTAGTATCGCAGCACAGTTTGGAACGACAGTTGAACGGTTGGTGTCAGCTAATATGATTAGTAATCCTAATTTTATTCAGGTGGGGCAAGTTTTGAAATTTTGAATATGAAGATAAAAGCCTCACGGTCGTGTGATTGTGGGGAGTTTTTAGCTGATAAACGACTGATATAAAAAATTTATATTATTATTGGAAATCTTTTTATCTTATGATATACTTATCTGGTAGACACTAAATATAGTGTCATCAAATTCAAGGATTTCATATGGGAAAAGAAAAAGATTTAGAGAAAATAAAGAGTGATCCAAACTCAGTTACCCCTGATCAACTTAAAAGAATTTGTAATAAATATGGATTCGTATGGAAAAATGGTGCAAATCACGATATTATTTCCCATGATAAATTAGATAGGAGCTTTCCTATACCTAGACATAAACCTATCAAAAGGATATACGTCAAACAGGTTATCAAAATGATTGAAGAAATTGATCTTGATAAGGAGAAGTGAAATGAAAACAAAAGACTATTATATGAAATTGAATTATCCTGTTATTTTAGAAAATTTTTATGACGAAGGGGAACGCTTATTCTCTGCTGAGATAAGAGAGTTACCTGGATTAATAGTTTATGGAGATTCATCTGAAGAGGTTATTGAAGAAATTGAATTAGCGAAAGAAGATTGGATAGATGCTAATATAGAACTCGGAAGAGAAATTCAAGAACCACTTCCTAAATATGATGAAAATTGTAGCGGTAGAATAACATTAAGACTTCCAAAAGGGTTACACGGAAGAATTAAGGCGAAATCAGTTATAGACGGAGTTAGCTTAAATCAAGAAGTCGTTCAGCTTATTAATGACGGTTTATATAGCACTTTGTATAGAAACCAATTGGATACCATTAAAAGTAAATTCGTTTTTGAGAAAAGTTTTTTCGTCCAAAGTGACAAACATAAAGAAACGAAACTATTTGTTTTAAAAGAAAACTCTAGCGAAAATACAAATAATCATTTAGTATCACGTAAGAAAGTAATAAACATGTCTGGAAATCGACATTCGACCAATGTATCATTGAGCAGAGAACAGTATATGGAGAATTAAGGTGAAAGAGATTGAAATTATAAAGATTTTTTTTAAAAAAATAAATTTTGAGTTGAGAAAAAACGAAGATAGTAAACTTGACGGAAAAATTGAAACGCAAATAAATATACTTGATGATGATGATGGTTCAAAAACAAAGAAGTTGATAGCTGGAGTTGAGGTGGAATATTCTGATAATGAATATACTTTGTACGCTAATGTTATTGGCGTATTTGGTGTAGATAAATCTATCGATGAAGAATATTTGGATGATCCAGAATTTCAAAAATTGTTAATCAATCCTATCTTGAAAAAACTGAGCATTTACGTTGGAGTTTTGTCAGAGGGTATAGATGGTCTTGTAAGAATTCCCGATTTTCCAATTGATAACGATTAAGTTTGTTTATATCTGATAAACCCCTGAGCACCAGGGGTTTTTTATTTGCAAAAAAAACGAGGGGCACAAAAGGGGGCAAAAAGGGGGCAGTTTGTAACGAGTCTTAAAATATAGTGTAGTTATCAACCAACTATCTAAACTCTAAAAAAGCCTTTAAAGACGTAGGTTCAATGATATATAATATACTAACCAGTTATAGTAAAATATCATTAAATACCTCCGTGCCCTTC